CTGTCATCAACCCATGCAGGTATTCGTATAACTTCCCAGTTCATAGCTCTATCTGTACCGTCACCTTGACTTGATAATAACCAACCACAAATATCATCCTCGTGATATCGGGTGTTAATAATAACAATAGATCCATTCGGCATAAGTCTTGTTCGTAAACCAGCAGGATACCATTCTTTAATGTAGCGACGGCCCGCTTCACTAAAGGCATCTTCCTCTGACATTACGTCATCAAGTAAAGCTACGTGTGCACCACGACCAGCTATCTGTGTTCGTACACCTGCTGCTACATACACACCGTTCTTGTTTGTCTGCCACTTACCCGCAGCTCTAACATCAGATCGTAACTTGACTCCTTCAAATATTGACTGATAGTCTTGGTCATTTACCACATCTCTTACACTTCTACCAAAGTCAGAAGCTAGTTGATCACTGTGTGATACCGATAGTATCTCATGATTGGGGTGGCGACCTAGATACCAAGCGGGAAATAGTTTAGAACAGATTAAAGATTTAGAACTACGTGGTGGTAAGAACACCATCAATCTTTTAATAGAACCTTCTTCGACTTGTTGTAGTTTTTTACTGATAACATCTATGTGTTTACCCATTTTAAAGTCAGCAACAAGCTTTGGGGCAAAGGCTTCTATGAATCCAGAGAAATTATCACGAACATTTTGGAATGCAAGGTGACGAAGCTTGGCAATATCCTCGTCGCTTATAGATTCATTACTTTTTAGGGTCATTGTTTGACGATACGACTTTGAGACCTGCGATTTTTACCAGTCTTTCTACGTCTTTCTTCTTATCACCACTCTCAAAGCCAGTTGTCTTTACAGTCTGCTCTACTTTATCTACAAACATGCCTAAATGTTTAGCAATATGTTCCATAGATTTGTTTGCATTTGTAAAATCACTGTCTTGCATAGCTTCATTGTAAACTTTTGCTAGTCTTTCAAGAACTTTTTCTTTTGTCCACGTAATTTTAGTTACAGCTTCGTCTTGATACTCTTTAATTCGCTCCATAACCTTTTCATTTTTCATAATTACCCTAGCTTTGGCTCTTGTTCGTGCATCATTCTTGTCTGGTTGGTACCCTGCGGCTAAATATGCCTTGACTTCGTCCCCATGACCAGCAAATTCCATGCAAAATTTCTCTTGCATAGCTGTGAGTCCACGAAATGTAGGAACTTTTACGTTATTATCTTCTGGTTTTTCTAACATTCTCTTTTCATACTCCTCTGGGTTGTGTTTTTGTATCCGTCTTAGTCTTCGGCGCTCTAATTCTTTCTGTATTTCTCTTAATTCTTCGCCACCTCCATATATTCTCGCCTCTCTTTTAACTTTATGCAAGTTAATTAGCTCTTCTTCTGTCATTTTACCGTAGAGAATATGTACTTTCTTCTTTGTCATAGTCTTAAAAACTTTGAAGGGAGGATAATAACCCACAACCATCACTCCCTTCTCTTCATATACCAGGATTCCAAAGCTGTAGGAGACAAATGAAGCTTAAAACTTAGTCAAATTAGGACATAACTAAGTGGATTCGACTGGTAGGAATAATATAAACGACTAATTGACAATATGCAAGTGATTGTTTATGATCCAGTTTATGAGACCCGAAGAGTTTTTGTACCAACCCATGGTTCTTTTAGACCATCGAGTGATGGAATATCAGTTCTGTATGCAAAACATTCAAAATCCTAAAGGACATTACATGGAGTTTGGTGTGTTTGAAGGTAAGTCTATAAATTATCTAGCCAGTCTAAATAAGAAAGTAACCTTTCATGGTTTCGATAGCTTTGAAGGATTACCTGAACAATGGTTTATGGGTCATAAAGTTATTGAGAAGGGACACTTTGCCGTATCAGAATTACCTCAAGTTGTGCCTAATGTTGTCTTACATGAAGGATGGTTTGAAGATACGATACCTACTTGGAAAAAAGACCACACAGGACACATATCATTTATCAATATCGATTGCGATTTATATAAGTCTACGCAAACAATTCTATCACTACTTAATGATCAGATTGTTAGTGGTACCTTATTGCGCTTTGATGATCTTCTGCCCTCCCACATATCCCCATATCCAAAGTGGGAGGAGGGAGAATGGAAAGCTTTAAGTGAATGGTGTCTAAAGTTTAAACGTAAAGTCATACCTATGGCTCGTTCTTGGAAACAAGGATGTATTATGAAAGTAGATGTATAATGGTAGAACGTATTATGGATCCTAATAATATTAGGGCCGATCATTTAGAACGATATAACTTTGCCGTCAAGAGATTAAAGGACCTTAAACCTGAAAACATTTTAGATATTGGTTGTGGTATTGGGTATGGTTCCGTGATTATGCATAACTTATTATGCGCCTCGATTGACTGCATTGATAAATCAACAGAAGCGCATGACGTATTTGAAGAAGCTTTTAGCCGTGATGTCGGTAAGGTTAACTACATTGTCACTGACATTACTAAGCTGGAACCACGCACGTTAAGACCCACCTATGATGCTGTCGTATCGTTTGAGTTTATTGAACACATACCACCAGAATTGGCGCAAGATGTATTTGACTTGGCTGCAGAGAAGTCCGATATATTTATAGTGTCGTCTCCGAACGAATGTGTACGACCCCACCAACTACCACCAATCAATGAGTTTCACTATAAGCATTACACTCCAGCTGAGTTTGAGTCTATGGGAAAACAAGCAGGATTTACAGATGTAGAATTCTTTTGCCAGACTAGTGGTAAACACTACACGGTAAGACCCGGCTTAGAGCAAGGGAAGTTTATGATCGGTGTCTTTACAAAGGCTAAAGTTTTAGGTGGGGGTATGGGTACCCTAGATTTACAAGTAAGGGGCCATATTTGAAAATCTGCTCATTTTGTCTATGGTAGACACAATATATGTGAGCGCTGCATAGGGTATTTTTTTTAGCCCCCAGTCTAGATAGAGACTATCCCTACCCACCATTTAAGATGGGTAGAGTAGTCCCTAGTAATTACTTACTAGCCTTTAGGTTTTCTTTAACTAATGGAGAATATTTTCCAGTAGTTAAATCAACTAAACACATTTCGCCATTAATTTCTTGAACAACTTTATTCGACTGATTCGAATTAGTTTGTGATTTTAATGGGTTTTCTGAAATCCATAACTCTAAACCCTCCTCAATCTTTTTAAAAGATTCTGGATTCATAGTATGAAAATGTCTAGCAGTCCATAGCATACTTTCTAATGAAAAAACTACTGATTTTTTCATGAACCCTTGATACCATAGTCTAGCTTTAGGTCTCTTAGTGAAATCAGTAACGATTGATAAATTACCATCAGAAATGTTTTTGTCTCTGTCAGTAATTAATTCATAGTTATTTGGATTTTTTGTAACTTTCATTTGTATCTCCTTTGTTAAAATTTAAGTTACTTGTCAATTTTTTGACAGTATGGAAAAACCATTCTTCCATTTTACCATCTTAGCATCTTAATTTGAATGAAGTCTGAATGAGTTGTTCATCTTATGTTCATCTTAATATTTGGTTTCTAGTTTAGAATTATTCTAATTTAAATTTAAACTAACTTAGATTAATTCTAATTTAAATTTAAACTAACTTAGACTAATTCTAACTAAAATAATATTAAATTTAATTTTAAAACTAGTTTAGAGTATCATACGAAGAAGATTCGCTAGTCTAGTTTAGAACTGTTCTAAATACATACTAAATACTTAGACTAATCCAGGAATATATACTTAGATTAAGACCTAGAATAGTAATAACTAGAACTAGTTAGCTATAGCTTTAGTGCACTTTTTCGTTGCAATCGGTCGAAAATTCGAGTACCATCGGAAAATCTGGGCTTTTTGCCGAAAATTTCTCGGTATTTAGTCTAGATATAATAATAACTTATACACTATTCTAGGGTAATCCATATTTCCTTCCCTTATACAGTCCTGGAATAGTGTATTAACAAAGGAGATAACTAATGACAATTCAATTAATGAATGAAACTTTTAACCCACAGTACATCAATACTGATGGAGAAGATACTTATTTTGAACCTTTACAACTTGATATGTTTAAAGACTATACCATGGCAGTTGTTGTCCCTAGAGATGAGGACGATGATTTTTGGTTTAGTGATTATTGTGCTAGTGTTTACATAGGCACTGACCATGGTTCGGTAGAAGATAAATTTCTATCTGACTTAAAATCACACCCAACTAATGTTGGTAGATTTCTACTAATAGAACAACCTTTACATAAACTATATAACAAGGAGACATCATGGACTTAATTAATGTTCGTAAAGAGTTTGATGCACTAGCATCTAACTGGATTAACGATGAAGAGAAATACTACTCAGAGTATTGTAACTATATTATTTCTAGTGATAGATACAAAAACTGTGAGTATCATCAGAAACTAGTCAAAGGAGAGATAGAGCCTTCTGATATTCCTTCAAGTAAACTAGCCGATGGATATGATTATACTCATATCAGACGACTACAAGATTACTTTGACCAAGAGAAATTTTATACCAAGGAGGTATCATGACTAAATATCTAGTACATTACCGAGTAACTGACGGAGAATGGCAATATGATGACTTCGAAATTGTGTCAGATGCTTTACATCTTACTGATAAAGAGTTAATAGCAAGCTTTTATTCCTATTCTCTAGACGAAGTTGAGGAATGGGAAAGCGATAAAGATTATCGGATAAGAGATTATCAAAGTGTTAGGGTTGATGACATCAAGCCTATAACTGATGATGAAATTAAAACACTTAATAAATTTAATATTGCATATTAGAAAGGAGAAAACTAATGACTAGAAATATACCCAATACATTTGACGAAGAGTTTGCTATCCCTAAAGGACTATCCAAGATAGGTCTTAAAGTAGCTAGAGCAATTCGGTCTTATGCTAAGAAAAGAAACTTACGAAGTTATGGTTGTACCACTTTCTATTCAACCCAACAATGGAAAGATAGGAAAGAGGATTGGGGTACAGAATCAGAGTTAATCATAGTCCATGATGGTGGTGATATAGCAAGGTTCTTTAACTATGACTATGGTGATTATGATGAGATTGAAAGAATGAACAAGATACTCAAAAGGTATGGATTATACTTTGAATCATGTACTTGTTGGTATTCTGCAATATATAAACTTTAACAAGGAGATACTGATGGCGTTAACAACAACAACTAAATCACAAAACAAAAAGATATCAGACTTAAAGAAAAAGATATTTACTTCTGCTACTTATCGTAGTGGAAGTTCTAATGTCTTTGGGACTTGTCCTTCTAGTTGTAAACTCAATCCATACCCTAGTGAGTCTACGACAGAGTTTGATTGGGACTATGCTAATACACTAGTCAACTATGGTTGTCCAAAGAATGGCAGTGCTTTTACCTATACACACTTTGAGGATAAGTATGTTGAGAAGTTTGCTAAGTCCTGGACTAAAGGTAAAACAGTTATCAATGTGTCTAGAGATACCCTTGACGATGCTATTGAGTCGTATCGTAAAGGGATACCTACAACAGTAACTACATCGATAGGTTTCATTGATAGAGTCGGTAGCTACAAAGGTGTAACCTTGTCTAGATGTCCGGCAGAGTATCAAGACGAGAGAAACTGTGCTAACTGTAGGCTATGTGCTAACCCAAACAGAACATCGATTGTGGTGTTTACTGCACATGGTTCAACTAAGAACAAGGTTGGTAAGACTGAACAAGGTGGGTGTTATGGTACTAATGGTCCGGTAGCTTGGGCATGGAAAAAGACCATGAGTAAAGCTAACTTTGATGAAAAACAACAACTAATAAACTGGATTGAAAACGATGTACCTACTGATGGCTTTGTAAGACATCATGTCGTTGGAGATTTAGGAAAGGAGATAACATGAGTGATTTATGTTTAGAAAGACAACCAACTTATGCTCTTAGAAATATGGTTAAAGCACTAAGTATGCATAGTTGGTTGAATACTGATGAACAAAATGAACGACTAGTGAAAGCTAAATTATTATTAAAACAAAGGAGAAAGACTAATGATGACATATGAAGAATATAAAATACAAAAACTTTCATTTGTATTGAAACAGTTTTGTACATTGAATGGCTTACCATTTATGTGTGCAGAGGACTTACTCTATGACCATTCAGTAAGTAAAACACCTTATCAAATAGGGTGGTTAAAATTTTACTGTCAGTTATGGAGTGAGTGTATTATTAACCCACAAACAAAGGAGTAATCATGGGTTTTGAACGACAAGAACTAAGGAAACTTAGAGAAACATTACAACAAGTAATTGATGGTACATTTACCTACAATGAAAGACATGGAGTCGGAGACTTCCTTAGTAAGTATAAACTTGATATTGGTAACTGTAGCTACAACGACTCAAAAGCTACATTCAAACTTGAAGTAACTATCAAGGGTGCTAAAAGCGAAGAAAGAGTAGCACTTGAAAAGAGTGCAGACTACTTTGGACTTGACCTTGATAAGGATCATCCAGAGTGGATACTTGTAGGATATAATCGTAGAGCCAGAGACTATCCAATACTAATGGAAAAGAAAAGCAATGGTAAGACTTACAAGTTTACTCTTGAGAGTGCTAAACAAATGTTTAAAAAGGAGGTAGCATAGTGGAACTAGAAATGCTAGACAAAAAAGTATCAGATATAGTTGATGCTATAGGTCGAATAGAAACTAAGCTTGAAGAGTTAGAAGACAAGATAGATGATATCGAGGTCAGAATAGTAGCTAAGATTGAAACTGGTAACACAGAAATCAAAGACGAAGTTCATGATGTCTATGTAACTTGTGATGGTATAGATTCCGAAGTGAAAAACATTGAGGGATACTGTTCATCTATCAACTCGAACATCGACCAACTGAAAGACTGATTGACTTTCGCTAGATTAATTATATTATAGTTAGTCTAGTGGGGTAGTGTTCTTTTTTTGTATATCCTTTGTAACACTATCCCACTAGCCTAACTATTAAGTTGGCATAGTTAGGTGACT